AAGTGACCCTACGACAAATGACGGTACAACTGTAGGGCCACCACAAGCACCGCTTGTTCTCACAGAAACAACGTCACTTGCGGCTGATGGCACGGTTCTCCCCGCCTTGAAAATTAGCTGGACAGCTTCAGTTGATGGATTTGTCGAGTATTACGAAGTTGAGGTGATGGAGCTTGTGGGCGGTGTTGAGCAAGAAGATACCAATATCTTCAACACTACAACGCAGACCAGCATCCTGATTACGGGTCTGAAAACAGATACCACGCTTTATAGGATTAAAGTTAGGGCAGTAAACACTATTGGCGTGAAATCGGCTGATCTTACCAATGCCACTGGCTTTAATCTTGGCGGCGATACTACAGCGCCAGGCGTGCCAACTAATCTAACGGCAAACGGCGGTTACAAGCAGATTACCGTCTCATGGGTAAACCCTACTGACTCTGATCTAAAACACGTTGAAATACAGGTATGGAATGGATCAGCGTGGGAGGACTTGGCTGTAGTTAGTGGCGAGGTGTTTGTTCACTTTGTTAATTCGTTTGGCACCACGAAATACTATAGGGTCAGGGCGGTAGATTTCTCTGATAATGCATCTTCATACACAAGCTCTGTCAGCGCGGAAACCGACTTCGTTGACAACGATGCCTTTGAGCAGGGCATTGTGGATTTCTTTGAAAGCCAAGGTGCCTACGCTATACAGAACGGCTCAACGCTTCCCACTGGATACGGAGCATCTGATGCGGGTGTTCTGTTTTTCCTGACAACTGATAGCAAGTTATATCGCTGGACAGGATCGGCATGGACTGACGCGGTGGTAGACCTTGGAGATCAAGCAGGTCAAATCACGGAAACGCAGATTACAAATGACGCTATTACTGCGCCCAAATTGGCGGCGAACTCTGTAGTCACCGCTTCAATGGCGGCAGGTACCATTGATGCAGATAGGATTCTGGCAAACACAATCACAGGCGGCTTGCTGTTTTCGTCAGGAATCATTACCCAAGTTGCCCAGATAGGCGATGGACTGATTACTAACGCCAAGATTGATAACTTAGCAGTAGATACCGCAAAGATAGTTGACGCCGCAGTGGAAACAATAAAGATTGATGGCAATGCGGTTACTGTTCCGGTAGGGAAAAGGGCTTCATTGCCGTTTTCTAAAACTATATTTGCTTCTAGTACGAGCTGGGCTGAAGTAGATTCGGGCGTTTTTGTAACTTGGCAGACTAATGATGACGATATTCCACAGGCAATTATTGCCAATGCGTCATGCAGTATCTCTGGCACATCCGGTGATGGGTCTTTTCAATTAAGAATTAGAGCAAAATGGTCATCCACTGGGGCAATTCTTGGCTCTATTAATAAAAGAGTGCGTAATGATGAGGCAAACTCAGCGGCGGTTTCGGGCTTTTTGGAAATGCCGTCTGGTTGGACGGGAAGCGTGGATAATTCTATAGAAATCGTAATTGAGGCATTTTGCGGTAGTAGTAATAGAGTGATAAATGATTACGCCTTAAATGTAAGTGGCGCTAAACGATGATAGTTGCAACATACGAAGAAAACGGACAAATCATTGGCATTATGTCTGGGCCGCGCCAGAGTATTGATGCGGCTATAGAGTCTGGAGTCCAGTGTGTTGTTATCGCCCACGAAAATGAAGCAGATAACAAGTACGTTCTGGATGGTCAGCTTGCAGAAAAAGGCACGCCACCAAGCGAGGCTCATACGTTTGATTATGACCTTAAACAATGGGTCTATGATCTAGAAGCCCAAAAATCAGCTAAGTGGAAAACAATTAAGTTTCAGAGAAGCGAGCAGGAGTTCGGCACATTTGACTGGGGCGGTTACACATTCCAATGCGATGAAGTCTCTCAGAGGCGCATCCAAGGCGCAGTACAGCTTGCGGCAATAGACTCAACGATGACCTTAGACTGGACGCTGGCAGATAACACCGTTCAGACCTTCACGGCAACAGAGTACGTTCAGATCGGTCAGGCGCTTGCTAATCATGTGAGCCAATGCCATGAGCGTGGTAGAATACTACGTCAGCAAATCCAATCAGCCACGACAGAAGCGGAACTGGAGGCCATTGTCTGGTGACTACCATATACCTAGTACAAGGCGATACAGGGCCGCAGATTAAAATCAACATTACCCGTGAGGACACTGGGACTGCTGTTGATGCCGGTGGTGGCTCTGCAAAGCTAAAAGTCAGGAAAAAAGGCACTGATACGGTATCTTTTACGCTCACGGCTTCTGACATTGGCGATAACCTGTTAAATGGCGTTCTGATTTTCTCGCTGGATGGCGGTCAACTAGCCACGATTGCGGCGGGCAACTATGAGGGCGAGGTAGAAATAACCCTATCTGATGGCACTGTTGAAACTGTATTTGAGAGGGTTGATATAGTTATCCGCGAGGACTTCTGATGGGCGACATCAAGCCAAAAGTCACAAGTCTGAGGGCAATAGCTGAAGTAGTAAAAACCCGCGCTCTAGCCACTGTCACATCCCTGCGTCCTGTCATTGACGCGGCCATAACGGGCTACTTCCTGCTTATCAAGACGTTTAGCGATTCTGCTGGCGTCCAGGACAATGCCGCAAAGCAAATTGGCAAGACAACATCCGATAGCGCCTCTTTCACAGACTCACAGATCAAGGCGACAGGTAAGGGTGTCAGCGACGAAGCAGGCTTCACGGATGCTCAATCTGCTGGAGTTGGCAAAAGCCTATCGGATTCTGCGGGCTTTGTTGATGAGGTAGCGATTACTGCGGCATTCATACGGGCGTTTGCGGATGATGTGCCGATCACGGATGCTCACGCTGTAGCTTTTTCTAGGGGTATCACAGACGGTGCTGATGGCACTGATCTCGTGGTGGTATCTCTAGGAAAAACTGCGAGCGATACTGCGAGCCTCACAGACAGCAATGTCATAGACTTCATCAAGTTTAGGGACGAGCAAATTGCGCTGTCAGAGGCACAGCAGTTCTCTATTCAAAAGAGCCTCAGTGATACAATATCTGCCACGGATGACTCGAACGGGGCCGCCGTAGGTGATGACCAAACAGCCAGCTTTTTCAAGAATACAAGCGATTCGGCTGGAGTCATCGACAGTCATGTAAATGAATTTGGGAAAGCCCCATCAGACTCAGCGGCGTTTTCTGATTCTGGGGTCATTTTTAAACAGGACTACTGCGACATAACCTACTTTTCAGGGGATTATGTTGGGGTGTCACAAAACTTCTGAGGTGAATTATGGAAGATCAACTTAAATTGCGTGGTGATGTTGCCATTGTCGTTAAAGATAAGGACGGTAATATCAAAGAGGAGCGGCATGAGAAGAACTTGGTAGTCTCTGCTGGCCTGAACTTTATCTGCTCGCGGATGAAAGACACGACCGATGGCGTTATGTCTCACATGGGCCTTGGTTCTGGCACAACAGCGGCGGCGGCTGGTGATACTGATTTGGAGTCTATTCTAGGCTCCAGAGAGGCGCTGGACAGCACCACGGTATCAAGCAATACGATCCAGTACGTCTCGTCATTTGAGGCTGGTGATGCCACTGGCGCGGTCACAGAGGCAGGTATCTTCAACGCATCTTCTGCTGGCACCATGCTGTGTCGTGTAGTTTTTGCGGCCATTAACAAGTCGGCTGACGATACGATGTCCGTGACCTGGACGATTACCCTGACTGCATCTTAATTAAGTAGGTACGCGCTCTTATGGCTATTACAACTCGTGAAACAACCGCGACTGGCGTAACCAATAAGGGCGCTCCGCTTACTAATGCTGAAGTCGATACTAACTTTATTGAGCTTCAGCAGGACAAGATTGAGCTAACTGATCTATCGGTTACGACAACTGCAGTAGGAACGGCGGCACTTAGTTACAACAACCTGACGGGTTCTTTTAGCTATACGCCGCCTGACCTCAGTTCTTATCTGACCTCAGAGGTCAACGACCTTACGGTTTCTGTCACTTGGGCCAATGTGCCTGATGCGAACATTACACAATCAAGTGTGACACAACACCAAGCCGCGTTAAGCATTACGGAGTCTCAGATCAGCGATCTCCAGAGCTATCTCACGGCTGAAACCAACGATCTTACTTCTGTAGTGACATGGGCTAATGTGCCGGATGCGAATATTACGCAGTCGAGCGTTACCCAGCATCAGGCGGCTTTGTCTATCACCAGCACTCAGGTTAGTGACTTTAGCGAGGCGGTGGACGATGAGGTCAACACGTTGTTGCAGGCGGGTCTTGGCATAGACCTGACCTATGATGACGTTAATAACGAGCTAACGATTGACTCCAACCACGTTGAGGTCAACTGTACAAACCAAACCGGCGCGTCCATACCCAAAGGGACTCCGGTTTATCAGACAGGCGTTAGCGGTAACAACATTACCATCGCTCCGGCAGACGCGGATGATGCGACAAAGATGCCTGCCATCGGTCTGACCACTGCGGCGATTGCCAATGGCGCAAGCGGTACGATTGTCATTCTTGGTGTGGTGAGGGGGCTGGATACCTCTAGCTTCACGGCGGGAGACACGGTTTATGTCTCTACTACGCCAGGCGCTTTAACGACTACATCACCGTCTGGCGAGTCTGGGCTTATCCAAAACTTTGGTCGAGTCCTCAAGGTCAATGCTTCTGCTGGCTCGATCGCCGTGATGGGTGCAGGCAGAGCCAATGCTGTGCCTAATCTAAACGATGGCAATGTTTTTATCGGTAACGCTTCCAACCAAGCAGAGACTCGTGCGCTGGTTGAGGCTGACATAAGTGATCTGCAAGCCTATCTCACGACTGAGACTGATCCGGTCTTCACTGCATCAGCGGCGGCGGGCATTACCTCAACCAACATCACCAACTGGAACACTGCTTATGGTTGGGGCGATCATAGTGCTCAGGGCTATCTAACGAGCTTTACTGAAACGAATGATCTAACGGTGGCAGTAACCTGGGCCAATGTCCCAGACGCCAATATCACCCAATCCAGCGTCACCCAACATCAGGCGGCTCTGAGTATTACAGAGTCCCAGATTAGTGACCTTGGCACATACGCCACGGTTGATGACGCAACAGCACTCGCAATTGCACTAGGATAACTTATGGCTAATACATTTAAGAACGCGGCTCTTGCGGATGTAAACAGCGCCGCTTATGACACGCTCTATACCGCACCGGCTTCAACGACCACGGTTGTCCTTGGCTTGGCTATTGCCAACAAGACGGCGCAGGCGGTCACGGTCAAGGTGCAATTCAACGATAGCTCGGCGGCGACTACGCATCAGCTATTAGATGACGTTGCTATCCCATCGGACACGACCTTGGAAACCCTGTCAGGCCAGAAGTACATTCTGGAGACGGGGGATTCGCTCAAGGTTCAGTCTGGGACTGCCTCTGCCCTTGATGTTGTCCTTGGTGTAATGGAGATCACCTAATGCCATTTCTCGGGAAAGTACCCTCACAGATTGTAGATTCAGATGTAGACATTGATGGCGGCACCATTGATGGGGCCACTATTGGCTCGATAACCGCTGGTGCGGGTACTTTTACCAACCTGTCTGCAACGGGGACGATTACTTTCCCTGATGACGGTATCTCGGGTGATGACATTAACGGCGGTACGATCTCTAATGTTGCCATCTCAGGAACAACAGCGTCTTTCTCAGGCGACCTCACAGTAGACACCGACACGCTGTACGTTGATTCAACGAATAATCGGGTTGGGATTGGTACGACGCCTAGCGGAAAACTCCATGTTGATAACACAGCGGCTACGCATAATGTAGCTATCTTTAACAATCAGAACGCCAGCTATAACACTGACATAACGCTAAACCATTCAAGCGCCACAGGTAACTTTATTGTCAGCAGGAGAGCTAACGGTGAGGCTTGGCTTTACCAAAGCGCCGCGCAACCTATAGCCTTTTTTACCAGCTCAGCCGAGCGTATGCGTATCGACTCGAGCGGCAACGTTGGGATTGGTACGACAA